CCACCTGCTGCCATTAATTGATTGATATCACCTTGCGCCATTTGTTGTTGGCCTAAACCCATTTGACCTAACTGCTGACCTGCCATTAAACCAACTTGTTGTTGTCTTTGAGCTGCACCTAATGCAGTATTGAAACCTTGCTGTTGTGCTCTGCCCATAGCCTCTAAAGTTCTTCCTTGAAGCTCTGCTTGTTGAACACCTTCTCTTCCTCCACCAAATGCACCAGATCGAATTGCTTGGTTTGCTAATTGGTTTTGCATAATTCCTGATTGTCTAGCAATCTCTCCTGTTACATACGATTGATATGGATTTAAATATTGTTGAATCTGTGATGCACCAATAGGTGCCGCTGCACCTGTCACTTGATTAATACCTTGTTGCACAGTTCCAGCTCCAACACCGGTTGTTCCAGCTGCTGTAATACCTTGTTGTTCTAAAGCACCTAAACCTGCTACTTGATAGTCTGGTAAATTAATAGGATCTTGTGCGACTTGTCTCGCAATGTCCATCAACTCTATCTTACGTTCCTCTATACCTGGTGCTTCTCTTACAAATTGTGTTTGTGAACTTGGCGCTGCAGCTGATTGTGATCTTCCTCCTCCAAAAAAACTCATATTATATCCATTTCTCTAGTTGTACGTGTTTTTTTTTCCATCCCCATTTTTTAGAAACTTTTTCCCAACCAGGTCTGGCCATTATACTTAATCTTTTACATTTATTAGCAGTAGCAAAATCAGTAACTGCTTTTATTAAATTGTCTTCCCATAATTCTCTTCTTTTTCCTGTACATATTACAATCTCGTATTGATTATAATTTGGCATAACACCAATTCTTCCAACACAAATACCAAATACTTTGTTTTCTTCAAATTCATCTGAACCAAACATAACCCAACATTGCATAGTGTCTTTTTTTAATTCGTCCATAACCCAAGCGGAATCTGCATACTTACCAGAGAAAGCTAGTGCTTCCGCTACCATAAATTCTGCTAAAGGCCAAAACCTTTCTATGTCTTTAGGCTCTAGTGGTAAAATACTTACTAAAGGTTTAATTTGTTTTTTGTTCGCTGTTGCCATTTCTATCCTTTAATAAATCAAATACACGTTTGTATCTTTTTTGTTGTTCATAGAAATATACAGCACCTTTTTCACGCATGTCTTTCATGCTATTTGGATTAGCTCCAGCTATGATCCCAGCACCTAATACTCCATCTGCTCTTGTTACAAACTCTCCGTCTGCTAATTGAGCTAACATTGTATCCTCGTCTTTGTCTCCTACGCCTGCTCCGTCTTCAACATAACCTAACGCTCTAACATAATTGTTTGCATCGTTTTCGTCATGTGAAACTTTTGATGGAAGATAGTTTACACCACCCTCATTGAATTTTTTAATTTCTGCTATACCACCTACTCTTAATCTTTGAACGTTCATAGAATAAGAACCCATTCTTGGATCACCTCTTCCTGCTTCTTCAGGTGCGTATACTTTTTCATATGCTTTTTCTTGACCTGTTGTTGGATCTATGTAAGTGTAACCTGGTCTGTTAGCTTGTAAGTCTAAATAACCCATGTTGTATCCTGGTGTGTAAATATCTGTTGGTTGTTGATCAAAAGCACCACCAAAGTAAGTTCCTGCAGCGATTGCAGCTGAAACTTTTCCTGGACTGTATTCCATTCCTGTTCCATCAGCTTTTTGTCTTTTTAAAATATCTAATAAACTATTTGCGCTTTGACCTTCGTTTCCAACAAGTCCTTGCATAGTTCCTGGGTCTCCCCCTAAAAAAGGAACTTTAGCAATTTGTTGTCCTGGTAAACCTTTTAAAGATGCAAAATTTTGTCCTAATTGAGAATAAGGAACTGTTCCTGGAACCATACTTCCTAAATTGTATCCTGTGTAAGCTCCTGTTATACCACCAAGTATTCTCCCAAGTCCTGATGCTCCTGATTCTTTTGCTCCTCTGTATCCTTTGTAACCACCGTAAGCGGCCATTGCGTAGGGTAAAAACTGTAGCATTTATTAAATTCTCCTTTTAAGATCTTAAGTATGAAATAATACCATTTTAGTCGGCTAGTTTCAACTCGTCTCTAAAACATCCTTCGTACTGATGTTCGCCTACATGGATGATTGGGTCATTAACAAAGACATAACATTTACCCCCGATATCTTTCCAAAGCTTACAAAAAGAAAAATCTTCACCTAAATAAGTCTTAGTCTCTGGGTCGTGTATGCAATCAAAAAAGTTCCATAAATGAGGTCTATCTATATACTCACCATTTATCACTGTCTTTTGAACTATATTTTTATCTGGATACTTTTCTATCATCTTGTCAAACACTGATCTTTTAATTAACATACATCCTGTAGGACTATGAGTTACTTCCATAACACCACTATCTAAAGTTATGTTATCAGCATCTGCTACTTTCATTGGGTAGGTGTTTAGCCATCTATGTATATCTCCAGCGTTTTTAACTTCACCATCATTCCACTTTTTATAAAGCTTATCCCACATCATAGTTTTAAGTGGATAAGGAATAGATATTAATTCTTTGTCTAAATCTAACATTTTAATAATAGATTCTGCTCTAAAATATATATCAGAGTCTACAAATAACATATGAGTACAGTTAGATTCTAAGAATGCTGACACACATAAGTTTCTTCCTTGAGTAACTAAAGAAGATTTTAATAAAGTAAATGTAATTCTTATGCCCTTTTTAATACATAGTTGTTGAAGTTCTAAAAGGGCCTGTGTGTAATGCATAGTCACATCACTATGACAAGGTGTACAAATCATAATGTTATAAGGTGACTTAGTTGTTTTCTTTTCTTCTTTTTGTCCGGTGTCCGGTTTCCACATAGGAAGAGTAGCTTTTTCGTATGGTGTTACCTCAACTTCTTTTAGTGTTTGGTAAGTGTCTTCATTTATTGTTTCTTTCATTTAAAGCTCCTTTCAAAAAGTTTGTCCATTCCATACCCTTTTTTTCCCAGTTATAAAATCTTTTATAAAAGTCCTGTTGCTGTTGTAGGTGTTCTTGCATAAAATTTTCATGTAAATAGGATGCTGCAACATTAATCGCTGCTCCTGTATCCTGTGCCATCTGTTCGTAATTTTTCGAGTAGTTAATGTAAACTGGCCACTCTGCACAAGTTTCATATAAAGCTCCAAAGTTATTAGTAATTACATGTACACCAGAAGCTAAAGCTTCTAAAGCTGACGCACAAGATGTTTCTTCAAATATAGATGGGTACACAAACATATCGTAGTTAGGCATCATTTCTTTTATGTACTCATGGGGTTTGTAACCAATATAATTTACGTTAGGTAATTTATTAGCTTGTTCATATAATCCTTTAAAATCTTTTTCAGTGTTATCTGAAAACTCAGATCCGTATACTTTACAAGAACTATAAACATCTAATTTTATATGAGGGTTATCTATCTCCTGCATTGCACGTAACAATACATTTAAACCTCTCCATGGGGTGCAGTGATGTATTAATTTTATTGGAGTTCCTCTCTTATAAATTTTTCTAACAGGAAATTTATCTATACCATTTTTAATTACTACGCATTTTTCAGTAGGTATATCAAAAGCATATCTAAACTTTTCATAATTCCAATGACTATTAAATACGTACCAATCATATTCGTCATGTCTTTTCTTATTAGTAAAAAATTCTTGTAAATTAGGTTGGTCCCAAGAGTTTTTTTGCCAAAGGATATTTAATTTATTTGAATCTATTGGAACTTTACCAGGAATAGATGTACATATCTGTACTTGATCTAACAACTCTTTTGAAACATGCTTTTCAAGCATTTCATGTTGTAGCTCAGTGGCCCCACGAGGTTGCATTATTTTTTAGTTAAAGCTCCCATTTCACCAATTCTCGTAACTTTAATTTCAAGGTCTTGCCTGAAGTCATCCACAGTAGTGTCAGTATTGGGATCAGCAACATCAGCATCAAAATCAATTTTGCTAGCATACAATTTGCCTGTTCTTTTATGTTTAATAATTTCTTTTGCGGTTGCTGGTATTTTAGGTAAATCACTCATTGTGTACGTCCCTGTCTATTATATTTTTTATTGTGCTGCAACTTCTTTTTTTTATTTGGTGACTTACAATGTCTTCTAGGCCTTTTCCTAGGTTGATCTCTTTCTACAAAATCTTTAAATTTTCTAGCCATTTTTCTCTATTGATATATTAAATGAAACAGATACTCTAGGTTTATTATCTAAGTGAGGAGTTACCATGTGTATTAAATGTGATGGAAAAATTATAAGTTGATTTTTTACAGGTTTGATATGAAATTCTTCTTGAAAATCTTTATCTTTTAAAAAAGATTGTATATCTAACATTTGATTTGACCTATCTCCTCTGAAAAAAATTAAATTTCCACCTTCTTTAGAAACCTCAACATAATATATTCCTGAAAAGTTAGAGGTTTGATGTATATGAGGTGAATTATAATCACCTTTTAAATTATGATTAATCCAAAGATTAAGTAGATTAATTTTTACATTTTTTAAATTATAATTTTGAACAAGCAATTCAGCTGATTTATTTAGTAAAAAATTATTTATTTTTTCTTGAAATATATTTTCAGTTTGATAACCACCCTTATTAGTATAAAATACTCCTTCATTTTTTTTCATCTCATTATCTAAAATATGTAAAATATTTTTATCTAATTCTTGATTAACTATAGAACCAAAGATAATTGAATCTTGAAATATAGGTATTTTATCCATTTTCCTGTGATCGGTCTATAAGAGCATAACTTACAACACCTGTAACTTCATTAGCTGTACCTGCTTGCATTGATAAAACATCACTTGCTTCCATAGATAAAGTTTCCTCTATCATGTTAGCTTGAGCTTTATTAAGTTCTTTGTATCCTATTTTCACAGCTGAACCACCTGACTTTGTTAACAAGGCATGGGTATCCACATTACTAGCTGTATCATGGACTGCTTGTAAGTTTTTAACAAGTACAGTTGCATCTGCTGGGCATGTTAAAACTGTAGTGACGTTTGTTGTAGTCAAACTAAATGTATCGCTTTTGTATCTAATCGTCATGATATAAACCAGTTAAATGTATCTTGTTCATTTTTTAATTCTTGTTGATAAGAAGTGTTTAACTTATCTTGCATCGTTCGTAAAGACTGAGTTACTTGTCTTTGATTTTCCTGTGTATATTTAGGGGATGGTTCAGGAATTACTATATCTACTCTAGCCATTAATACCCACTATGTAATCCTCCTGGTCCTGAAGTTTGTCTAGATTGTCTTTGAGGAGCAGAAGATGTTTGAGAAGAAGTTACTTGTCCTCTTCCTTGATCTTGATTTGATATTGGTTGCGAATCTAATTTTTTTTGTATTTCTTGTATCTGTTGTTTGTTCAATTGATTTTGGATTCTTTTTTGATTAATTTCATAATTTTTTTCAGCTCTTTTTTGAGCTAACATATTTGAAATATTTAGAGAGTTACCTGTAAGAGAAGATCCTATAGTTGCTAAACCTGTAACATAAGGATTACTACTAAGCACTGAACTAAGTATATTTCCTTTAATACCATCTAAACCTGTTTTTTTAACAACATAATTTTTTGCTAAATTTGTAGCAACGTTTTTTGCCATGTTTTTAAAGTTTGGTAATTTATTATCATTAACTAAACTCATAGGAGTTAAGTCTTGGTTAACAAAACTTGGTTGGTAATTCTCAAACCCTGGTTGAGATTGTACAGCTGCAATTCCAAGAGGCTCTTGAGCTTGTGATACATTGTTAGCGTAATCTCTTAAAAATATTTCGTCCATTATCCTCTCATACCATCGGGTTGTACATCAGCTCTAAAAGTTCCAAATCGCCAATTTTCATCCGTACCTGTGTTTGCAATTTTTAAGCTAGCAAATCTTGCTCTAGCTCTTGTATCTATTTTGTCAGTAGCTGATGTTATTGTAAAAGGTCCTAATGGTGAAGATGCTTCAGTGTCACTTGGATAATCTCTTAGTTGAATAGTTACTTGAGCATTACCTTGTAACAGTTTAAAATCAGGTACAAATCTTCTCATACTCATAAATAGTTGACCATTACCTTCAATATTCAAAGAAAAATCTCCAGATTCTATAAATGCTGGAATTGTAGTTTTTGCTCCTGTGGTATCTACTTGGTCTGTTCCAACTTCATGAGCATAATAAATAGTCCCACCGTTTAAATTTGTTACACCTTGAATCAAAGGAAAAGTTGGTGTTGTTGTTGAATTAAATTCAGTAGCGTAAGGTACATCGTATAAATTAGCGTCTGACCAAGTAGTTCTTGATAGAGAACCTGTTGTCCAAGTTCCGCTTTGATAATTGTAAGTGACGCATCTATCATTAAAAGATGAACCTGCTTTCGGATAAAACCAAGTAAGTTCTTCATATAAATGATTAAGTCCCACATATACTGATTCACCGTTTTGATAATTTACTCCAAGGTTATCTCCTTTGTTTGTAAATACAAAATCTTCAACTTGGCATGGTAAAGATTTAACAGTACCATCATAAACAAAGAATCCACCAGATTCCCCCATCCAATAAACAGCACCATTAACATATTTTATAGAATGTTGTCCAATGGCTCCACAGTTTGAACCTACTTGCCTTATCGAGAAAGTAAAGGGAGGTCCTACAAATTGAATTACATAAGCTGAGTTATCTGTTAAAATTAAGGTATAATCTTTTCCTTTTACGGCTCCTACTATTTTTGTACCTGCGTCTATTCTAAATGTCCCTGCAGTGTTTACTGAAGTTGGTGTGTAATCATTTATATTTTCTTGATCTGAAAATCTAATAAACATTTTATCTTGTGTGCCACCACTCCCTATTGTAGTTTCAGTTCCTAACATTAATAAATGTCTATCTCTGTCTGATACAAGAGACATTACTGAAACAGTAGGTGCACCACTTACAACAGTCGCTCTTGTAGTTAAGGCATTGGGGTTTGAGTTAATAGGATTCCATTCAAATGTTTTACCATTTTTAATTGTAGCTATTAATTTTTCTCCAAAATTATCTAAAGACCAAGATGCAGGATCTATTGTTAAAGTTGATGCCAGAGATGCTTGCCCCCAACCAGTGTAATATTCAACACCAGATCCAGACGCATGAGCAGATCTTGTGCCCGCAGTTGCTCTAGTAATTCCTGTAAGATCATTTGTAGCTATACCTGTGTAAGAAATAAATTCTGCGCCAACTTTTATGGTACCCGAAGTTGGAAATCCAGTGGTTGATGCAAGTGTAATGGAAGTTCCAGAGCCTCCAGTACCCGCAGTATCATCTAGTAGTGCTCCATTTAAAGTTCCAAATAATTGTTGACCCCCACCCCAAAGTCCTGTTCCCCAACCAAAACCGTAAGTAAATCCTAAAGCACCTGCACTTATGTACGGATTGACTGTTGCAGATCCACTTCCGTTGACCGTTGTCCCTGCTGCGCTTGCCATAGTAATCGTAAAAGAATCACTATTTGGAACAGTGACTACTTGAAAAGTATTGGTAGTAAAATCTGATGCTGAATATCCAGCACCTACTGGAGGTGTTACTGATGTAAATGTGAATAAATCACCAGGTTGTAATGTATGTGCTGCTTTATTTACAGTAATTGTAGCTGAAGTATTTACAGTGTCAAACGTACATCCCGTTAAAGCTGTGCTTAAAGGTGTTATATCGTAAAAGGCTCCCTCATAATAAATAATTAAAACTTTGTTCGTGCCTATCGCTGCGTATCTTCTTCCATCTAAATCAGCCCATATAAACTGTTCTCTTGCTGCACCTACTAAAGATGCATTAACAAGCTGTTCCCAACCACCTATTTTTTCAGGTAAACCATACCTAAATCTAACAAAGTCACCGTCAGTCCATTTTCCCTCTGCTCCTGTTGCGGTTACTTGTTTATTAAATCCTGGGGCTATTTGTACTTTTGTTAGAGGCATAGGGTATTATACCTTAAATAAAAAGGTTTTTAAATATCCTTGGGTTTTTCGCCAACAATATCCATTAATTCAGTAGATTGTAATCTTTGTGTTTCTTCCTTTAAATTGACTGTTAAATCATGAGCTATTTTAAAAAGTGTATTACTGAAATGTTTTGTAAACTCTTCTGATAAATGAAGTTTTTTATATTTATTTAAAATTTTAATTTCATCATCGTGAAATATAAGATCACAAGATCCATCTTTTTTTTGTTTAAAAATCATAATGTATAATTCATACCCCAAAAAGGTCTTTTATCCAAATAATATTCTGCATTTGAACCTTTTTTATCTACGTAGTGAAAAAAAACTTGAGCATTATAGTCACCTTTAAATTCTTCTCTCCAATGAAGTGAATCACAACCAAGATATATACAAGCATCGCCAGGTTTCAAAAGTATAGGGTTGTCATCTACATAGATTGGCCAATCAGTACCGTCATTCATTATTGATGCAGTCACACTTATTTCACAAGAGGGCCTATCTTTATGCTTTGGTAAATTTTGAAATTTAGTATAAAGTCTCCAAAAACTATAAGTAGGTAAAAGATCTATTCCACATTGTTTTTGCATAAATTTTTTCTTTTTTAAAAGAAAAGACTCCATTAAATAATCTCCATAAAAACCTTGACCCCAGTTTTTTTCTAAATTAAAATTTTCAGTAGAAGTCCTACTTTTTATTTCACAGTATATTTTTAATATGTCAAGCTCTTCCTTATTAAAAAAGTTTTTAATTTTTTTATATTTAAAATTTTTTTTTATTTTGCCCATGCTACAACCGAATACCTTTCTCCACTTATTACAGGAGTAACGCAATGAGGGTATAAAAAATTACTTGGCCAAACAATCATTCTATTTTTTCTTTTTTCTATATTTATAGATTCTTTTTCGTTAGGAAATTTAAATAATAAATCACCACCCTCATACTCATCATTTACAAAAAAAATACAACTAATTGTTCTATGATTAAAAGCACCATTGTCTACATGAAATTTATAATGACCTCCAACATTGTATTTAAGAGTTTGAATATCTTGTAAAATAAAAGATTGTGACATGTTTAAATTTATTGCATATCTATTTATAGACTCTTGAAATGCACGCAAAAAGAAATTAGTCCAATGTATTTGTGTAAAACTTTTTGTTAATAAACTTTCCATTTCCCAAATTTTTACATTTCTAGAAGCTTTATCTACTTTACCTTTTGCTGAATTGTTTATTACTCTTCCTTCTGAAAATTCTTCATGATGTTTACAAACTTTGTTAAATATTTTTAAAACATCTTTAGGAATAAAATCGTCAAAAACATTTATGTAATTTAATAAAGTATTTTTTATTTCCATAATTTTTTATTCCAAAATTTTTTTTTATAATTATCAATCACATATTTTACTAAAAAAAATTCAGTTTCTTTTTTTTCTTTTTTATTAGTATTTTCTATTTTTATTTTCCAATTATCTCTTTTAAAAGGAATTACTTGCACATATGGTGTGCCCACTTTAAGAGTAGTTTTTAAAGAGGGGTACTTATCACCATTAAAAACAATTGGAAAATTAATTTCAGAAGGAAAAGTGTCTGTATCAACAATTCCTGACATTATTTCAAATCTATCATCTTTATTATTTAGTGGAGGTGTAAATAAACAAGAATAACCTGGTGGAGTTTTTATTACCCAGGGGTTTAAAATTTTATGAAAAGGTAAATTTTTATTTTTTTCTACTAAAGGACTATTTCCAAGTTGATAGGATCTATGGTATTCAGGTATATTTTCGTAATTAATATTAATGTGCTCAGTTAAATTATTTCTTGCTCTATTTGGGCAAGTAACTCCAGTAGCTTTTTTACCATCAATTTCTACATTATGTTCTACATAAAAATCACTTGGTATTTTAAGAAGATAACCTGATGTTAAAGCGTCTAAAAAAGGCATGCAACCTTTTATAGTAAATTTTTCCATTCCATGTTTTAATTCTTTTTCTTTATACCAATCAGGTATGTTTAATTTTATTGGAGTAGGTAATGTATCTTGATTATTTTTTATATATTCTTCAGGAGCTACAAATTTTATGATTTGTTCAAACATAGCTGAACATACAAATAACTAACCTATCTGTAAAGGACTAATGTATGCTATCGAATTATCACCACAATACTCTTCCCAAGTTTTTACCATCGGTAAAGAAATTGTACTGTAATCTAAATTCTCTAAATAATTTTTGTAGTTTAAAATATCATTATATAAAGATTTAGTAGAATTTGTATCTATATTTAAAAAATCATTAAGTTTTTTTAAAACTTCAACGTGGTATCCTTTTAGAGAAACTTCATTAAATCTATCGGACGTTTGATTTGAATCTTCAATTACAACATTTCCATCAACTAACTTTGCTTGAGATGTTTGTTTTTTAATTTTTAAAAAATCACTTTCTGAAACATCTTTTACAATATGACTACTTACCAAAGGCAAGGAATTTTTGTCAGCGTCATTAGCTGCAATTGTATATAAATTATTATCTTGAAAAATTAAATAAGCCATAATTAATTACCGTTATCGTAAACTGTTAAACCACCTTTATTTCCTGCTTGTCCATGATTTACATCAGGGTTAAGATCACCTGCTCTGTTTTGGCCACCTGCTCCTAATTCTTCACCAAAAATGTATTGTCTTGATGGAAGACTAGATGCAGCTCCAGGAGCGTTTCCACTAGAGCCACTAGGTTGAGTTTGGTTTGGTTGACCAGCTCCACTTCCTCCACCTCCTCCATTTACTGTAAATAAATTTCCTAAAGAGGTTGATCCTCCAGCACCTCCAGCTTGTCCAGAAGGTTGTGATGGTCCACCCGCATTACCTCCACCTCCTACTGAGTAGGGATAACCAGTGCTTGCTTGAAGACTTCCCGCATAAAAACCAAAACCACCATTTCCACCTAAACCAGATACTCCTCCGTTAGGATCCATTCCTCCACCTGATCCTCCGCCTCCTGCAAAAGCGTAAGCATAATATTTTGAAGCATTAGCAGGGGATGTGTATGTACCACTTGAAGGTCCTCCAGCAATTAAATTTGGTTGAAAAGCTCCATCACCACCTGCTCCTGAAGAAGCGGCAGTTAAACGACCTTGTGCATCTACAGTTATGTTTGCAGTCGTGTATGATCCTGCAGTAACAGAAGTGTCTGCTAATTTATCGGCAGTTACAGCATCATTATTTATTCCAGCAGTTACTACTGCGTTGTCAGCGATCGCTGCAGCTACAACAGCATCGTCAGCAATTTTAGCTGAGGTTATTGCGTCATCTGCAATTTGTGAAGTTGCAATAGTTCCTGTAATATTTGCAGCAGCAATAGTGCCGCCTAAAGTGTCTAATGAAATTTCGTTTAAGTTTGTTCCATCAGAATATGCTGCGTAAATTTTAGCAGCGTCTAAAGTGAATCCTGTTCCTGATGCAGTTTTAATTGTAAGGTTTGTAGGATTTGTTAAACCTGTTGCATCAAAAATATAAAATTTTTCTATTGAATTTGGTATTGTACAAATTGTGCTAGCAGCAATTGAAGCTGTAGCAAATTTAATAACCATATTTCTTGCATTTGATAACGCACCATCTGACATTACAAGTGCTAACGTTCCACCACTTGATAAGGTTACTTGTTCGAAACCAGCGATTGCTTGTTGAATTACATTTAAGTTTGTATTTGTTTTATCTCCCCAAGTACCAGCGTTTTCGCCAGTCACCATTAGTTCGAGTTTTAAATCTGTTGAGTAACTAGATGTCATAAATTTTATCTCCTAAATTATCATAATTTTACATTACCTAAGCTGCT